GATGTTATCTTTGATAGTGCATTTGTAAGAGAAGGATTTACAGTTGATGGTAATAATAATACAACTGTAAGAGTCAATGCTCCTACAACTATTACAGAAAAACTAACCGTAACATCTACAAGTGGTGCTGAGTTTCATTCAATTGACTTGACTGGTGGATTATCCCCTGCAAGAACTATTACTTACGCACAGGCAGCTCCATCAGGATCTGGAACTGTGGGTGACATTGTTTATACCTCAGACCCATCATCTGGTAAGTATATTGGATGGGTGTTTACTCCAGCTGGATGGAAGAGATTTGGTTTAATATCTACTGAAAGAGATTTAGATACATGGGTTATAGGTGACGCAAATAATAATGGAAGATTAGGAATAGGAACAGATCTAGCTGATCGTGCTGGTGTTAATGCAGATTTCAGAGGTGCATTAGACGTAAGAGGACAGATTGTTGCAGATAAGTTATTAATGACAGGTATTAGTACTTTCCAAGGTACTACTATCTTTGAAGATGTAGAAATAGAAAGACTAAAAGTTACTGGTAGTAATGATGTTACTGGTGTATCTACATTTAGTAAACAGGTTATAGTTGGTGCTGGAATTACTGCAAATGAATTGAGTGTAACTGGTATTAGTACGTTTAGTGGTTCTGGTACTCAAGTTGTAATGCAATTCAAACCTGATAAAACAGCAACTGCAGGCAATGTTGATCATGCTTCATCACCAGCGACTATCACAGTTAATAGTCATGGATTTTCAGTTGGTGAAAAAGTACAGTACATAGCGGGATCAACCGCCATAGGTGGTCTTACAAATAATAGAGCTTATTTTGTAGTACCACAGGATGCTAATAAATTCTCTCTTGCAACAACTGCTGCTAATGCCAGAAATGGTACTTTAATTAACTTATCATCTGCTGGTGCAGGGACTCATACATTTAGACTTCTTGATAGATCTGCAGATGCAACTACAGCTTCTCTTCCTAGTGGTGTTGCGTTGACGGTTGATCAACTCAAAGTCGTTGGTATTGCAACCTTCCCACAACAAGTCACATTAAATAACGTAAATATTGGTTCTGCTACTTTTTCTGATCCATCTACCTTCAACGGCACATTGGCCTTGAACGGTAATCTCACTGCGAGTCAACCAGTTACATTTAATAATACTTTTAATGCTAACGCTGCTGTTAATCTTGGTAATGCAAGTTCAGATACTATCACAATGACTGGTCATGTGGATAGTGATATTGTTCCATCAGGAACGACCAGAGATTTGGGTGGTAGTAGTAATCAATGGAGAAACATATTCATTGATGGAACTGCTCATATCGACACATTAGATGTTGACGAAGGAGCTGATATTCAAGGTGGTGCAGTCATTAATACTCTCAAGGTATCTGATCTTACAGATAATCGTGTTGTAATTGCTGGTGCTTCTGGAGAGATTGAAGATAGTAATAATCTAACATTCAATGGTAGTACATTAGGTCTGACTGGATCTCAAACCATTAGTAGTACATTAACTGTGTCAAGTAGTGCATCGATTGGTGCAGATTTGACTGTTGGTAGTGAACTTAATTTGATGGGTAGTGAAACTCATAAGTATATTGATGCTAACATCGGCACTAATGCTTTCCATATAAGAGGAACATCTAGTGGAGATTCTAATCATGTGGTTATGATTAGAGCCTACAGAGCGGGAGCTGTTGAATTAAATCATAACGGAAATAAGAAACTAGAAACAAAGAGTGGAGGAATAACAGTAACAGGAGATGTAACCGCATCAACATTTACTGGTAATGGTCAACAAATTAATAATCTTAACGCATCTAGCATTACAACTGGAACTATTAGTAATGATAGATTGCCAGCTACAATTACTTCTCAGATCAATGGAAATGCTACAAGTGCTGATACCGTTGATGTAACTGAAACATCAACTTCTGGTTCTAATCATTTTATCACATATGTAACTGGTGCTGGATCAGCTGCAATTATTCGTACTGATGCATCCTTAAAGTATCAACCAAGTGCTAATAAATTGACTGCTGGAAGCTTCAGTGGAAATGGTTCTGCGTTAACATCATTAAACGCATCTAATATTTCAGCTGGAACTATCAATGATGCATATTTGCCAGGCACAATTACTTCTAACATCACAGGAACTGCAACACAGGCAAATAATGTTAATATTGATGAAACAAATACTGATGCTAATTTCCAAGTAATATTCTCAAACACTGGCCAAACAGATTATCAAAGACTTCGCATCGACACAGACGATAGTCATTTCTTTTATAATCCAAACACTAATACATTAGGTGGATGTAATATTAATTGTTTCTCTAACTCAACTCTTAGAGGTAATGGATCTAATATAACATCATTAAATGCGTCTCAACTTTCATCAGGAACAGTACCAACTGCAAGATTAGGATCTGGAACTGCTAATGATACTACATTTTTGAGAGGTGACTCAACGTTCGCAACAGTTTCAGTAGCGATCAACAGTTTATCAAATGCTGGTAATAACAGAGTCATTACATCATCTGGTGGTGCAAATGCAAACGCTGAAAGCAACTTAACATTTAATGGAACCACATTAGCTACCCCAGAACTATCAGTAAGTGGTAGTGCCACTATTCAAAGTATTCTTCAGTCTAATAATGAAATTCGTTGTACTGGTAACATTATTGCATATTACTCCGATATCAGACTTAAGACTAAAATTGAACCGATTGAAAATGCAGTTGCTAAGTTACTTAAATTAAGTGGATTCACATATGAACCTAATGAACTCGCAGAGTCATTAGGATACAAGAATAACGGTGAGAGAATCGCTGGTGTATCTGCACAAGATGTGAAAGAAGTATTACCAGAAGCTGTTAAACCAGCGCCTGGAAATCCAGACTATATGACTGTTCAATATGAAAAACTTGTACCTCTTCTCATTGAGGCTATCAAGGAACTCAAATCAGAAATCGACGAACTCAAAAAGTAAACTATGACAACACCATCTGGACAAATATCAGCTCAAGACATTAGAAATGAATTTGGTGAGGTTGGCGGATCAGTGCCACTAGGTTCTTATCGTGTTCAAGAAACTAGAGGAGCTCTAACTTTAAACATAGGTGATGGAGTACCTGGCTCAGGCACAATATCATACGAGAATATGAGAAATAAAAGGTTGAATATTGTGGTTGATTACTACGCTGATAACCCTAACTTAAATCGTGCAGCCAATGGTGATGCCACCATGAATGCTAAGACTAGATATAATACTCAAAATGAAAGAGTTCATGTTATTGGCAACTTGAAATCTAAACCAAGCAATACATCAGCACATCGAGTTCGTATTCATGTTAATCAGAGTATAGGTGGAAAGAGTGGAGGTAAAAATGTTTGTGCTTTGAGAACAGGAAGTTGGAATAGTGGAACATCTTTAATTGTAGATATAGGTGGAGCTGGAAAAATATATGGTGGTGGCGGAAAAGGTGGAGATGGTGGTCGTGGAAATCCTGACCCAATGACTAACGGACAGGCGGGTGAAGATGGTGCAAGTGCTCTAGGTATTGATTATGCTGGAACAGTCATCAATCTTTCGAGTGGTTCATTGCTTCGATGTGGCTTCGGTGGAGGCGGCGGAGGAGGAGCTGGAAGACAGGTAGATAAAGGAGAAGATAGAAGAGCAGGCGGCGGAGGCGGCGGTGGCGGCCAAGGTTATCCTGGCGGTGCTGGTGGTGCAGCTGGGCCTGCTGATGGTGGTGGTGGCGGTGGTGCTGGAACTGCTGGTGATTTTAGTGAAGCTGGTGAAGGTGGGGGTAGAGGATCTCGTGCAAACCAAGCTTTCGGTGGTGCTGGTGGAGAAGGTGGCGGTCAAGGACAGGCCGCAGATGCTGGTGATGGTGCTCAAACATCCGCTGGAGGTGGTGGTGCTGAAGGTTCTGCAATTCGCAAAGCAAGTGGAGCCTCATTTTCTTTTGGAACTAATAATGGTACAATTATTGGTAATCAGAATGAAACAGGCGTTTCATAACTAAATAACATATAGGGTAATTATCTAGAGATAATGAATAGATCAAGGAAGACTGCAGATTTAGCTTCACACGGAAATATATTCGTAGATATTGCCAATGATCGTGTTGGAATCGGAAGTACAATACCAGCTCATAAACTAAGTTTACCTGACAGTGCAAGAATCTCTATGGGAGATAGTGCTGAATTTCAAATATATCATAATGGAGACAACCAGTTAAATTATATTGTTGCAGCGAATAATGGCCCACTTTTACTTAGAAGTAGTAATGCAGATATGATTCATTGCTCCCCTCAAGGAGCCGTAACTTTAAAACATAATGGTCTAACTAAGACAGCTACAACTGATTATGGTCTGAATGTAACTGGAACTACTGAAACTCAAGAATTAAATGTTACTGGTATTTCTACATTCAATAGAATTGAAAGCACTGCTTCAAGTTTTGTTATTCATAACACCGCAGATAGAATATTAATGAAAGCGTCTAATCGTATTGACCTTGCGGATAATCGTGTAAGATTCCAGAGTCGTGACCAAAGCACAATATTATTAGATGCAGTTCAAGGTTCAAGTGGTTTTGTAAAACTTTATCAGAATGGTAATGAGAAATTAACCACTAAAAGTGATGGAATCGGGGCTACTGGTAATATCTCACTTTCAGGTGAGTTGGATTTTACTGGTGATTCACATAAATTTATAGATTTTCAGACCTTAAACGGTAAAAATGTTGAGTTTAGACACTTTGATGGTGGTTCTACATATGAACTATTTGTTAAGTCAAGTGCAAACGGAGCCGTTGAATTATACCATGATAATCAGAAAAAAATAGAGACCTTTGCAACAGGAGTAAACGTCATAGGTAACTTAGATGTAATAAACGGTCATGTTTATATTAACGATAACTATAAAGCTTATTTTGGAACAGGCAATGATTTAGAACTTTTTCATAGTGGATCTCACAGTTTTATTCTTAATAATACTGGAAATCTTGTTATATCCAATATGGATCCAGATGAGGATAATGAAATACATTTACGAGCTAGACAGAACGAACAAAGTATTGTTTGTAAAAATGACGGAGCCGTTGAATTATACCATGATAATGCAAAGAAATTTGAAACGAGTTCATCGGGAGCTACCGTAACTGGAACTTTAACTGCTACAGCATTTAGTGGTGATGGATCGAACATAACAGACGTAACTGCAACAAGAGTTACAACAACTGACCAATCAAGTGATACAACTTGTTTCCCATTATTTGTTCAAGCTACAACTGGTGATTTAACACCACACACTGGAACTAATTTAGCTTTTAACTCATCAACAGGTGCTTTAACCGCAACATCATTCTCTGGGGATGGATCGAACATAACTGCCGTCAATGCAACAACTTTAGATTCTATTGATAGTGGTAGTTTCTTAAGGTCAGATGCTAGTGATGCAGTAACTAACTATACTCATAAAATCCAATATTATTCAAACTCTGCAATTAATAGTGCGTCTGGAAGTCAAGCATCTTTAGAGTGTTTTAACGGAACTGCTGGTAATGATGCTTTTATGGCATTTCATGTGAGTAGTGATTTTGCTGCTTATTTTGGTTTAGATGGTGGAACAAATGACTTTGCTGTTGGTGGATGGTCAATGGGTGCAAACTCATACAGAGTTTGGCATCAAGGAAACGATGGCTCTGGATCTGCACTAGATGCTGACTTATTAGATGGACAACATGGTTCTTACTATAGAGACGCTAGTAATCTTAACGCTGGAAGTATATCAGCAAGCAGAATTGCAGATGGATCAATTACAAACGCTAAGTTAGCTACTGGTATTGATGGTGATAAAATTTCTAATTTAACTATTGATTCAACTGAATTAGAAGATAATTGTATTACAACTGCAAAAATAGTTACTTCAGCAGTTACAAATGCAAAAATAAGTTCAATGGATGCGTCTAAACTTACTGGAACAGTAGCGGCTGCAAGATTAGACACAGCATCGACTTCTGAAGCTGGTATATCTGCTGTAGGTAACTTTGGTCAATACCAAGTTCATAACACTTACTCTGACTTCAATACAGAGCCAGCTTATTGGGGTTGGAATTATGTTATGGGTAATACAAACGCCCCAAATACACAATCATCTCAATGGTACAGATGTCGCCTATCTTTAGGTTCTCAATATGGTAAGGGTTCTGCTTCTGGGGATTATTCTCTTGAAATGGCAATACCTAGAAGTGGTCATACTACAGCAGGGGGATTACATATAAGAGCTATTGAAAATGGTGGTGAAGGTAGTTGGCATGAAGTTGCTTCAAAAGTTGGAAGTAACACAGTTTTCCATCAAGGTAATGACGGTTCTGGATCTGGCTTAGACGCTGACACTTTAGATGGGGTTCAAGGAGGTAACTTTTTAAGAAATGATACAGATAACAATGTATCTAATCATGATGTACAAGTAAGATTTTATTCTGATGTATCTGTACATACTACAAGTGCTTATCAAGCATCTTTAGAAGTTTATCAATCTAGTGCTGGAAATGATGCTTTTATGGCATTTCATGTGGCTGGAGACTTCGCTGCTTATCTTGGTTTAGATGGCAATATTAATGATTTTGCTGTTGGTGGATGGTCAATGGGTAATAATAGATATAGAATCTGGCATCAAGGTAATGACGGCTCTGGATCTGGCTTAGACGCTGATACTTTAGATGGACAACAGGGTTCTTATTATAAGGATGTCCCTTCTGGCACAGTGATGGTATTCCGTCAAAACTCTGCACCCACTGGTTGGACAAAAAGCACATCAAACAATAACAAAGCCATGAGAATTGTTAGTGGTAATGTGGGATCGGGTGGTAGTAACACCTTTTCAACAGCCTTTAACTCAAGTAGAGGAACAAGTGGTGGTAGTGTCAGTAACCATACTTTAAGTACTGCACAGATGCCAAGTCACACTCACACAGGTAGAGCAAGGAACCACGATACAAACTCCGCATCTTCACAGGGTTATCCAGCAAATGATGCTCACAACGCACACAGAACAACTGATAGACCACATAACCGTAATATGGCCTCTGGTACACATACAAATACAGGTAGTACTAATTCACACAATCATGGATTTTCCAATCCTTCTATTAACTTGAACGTGCAATATCTTGACTTTATAATCTGCACCAGAAGCTAGAATAAATAAACAAAAAGACATATGAAAATTAAAGCTGGAAACTATTGCCCATTGTTACAAAAAGAATGTATTGGTTTACAATGTGCATGGATCACTCAAATTAGAGGAATGGATCCACAAACTGGAGAGGATGTTGATGAGTGGGATTGTGCCATCAAATGGTTGCCTTTTTTAATGATTGAAAATACAAAGAAAAATATAGAATCTGGTGCTGCAGTTGAGTCATTCAGAAATGAAGTAGTGCAACGCATGGATCAACCAATGCCAGTATCAAAAAGAACGATGCAAACAATTAATGAATCTACTCCCATAAATATTAAAAATATATTGAAAGACCAATGAGACTTACTGTTGTACCATCAGATAAAATTATCATTAAAGATGGAAAAGAATACAAAGTTACAGATTTAAGTTATCTTGATTCAAATATTCACGCAATTCAATGGTATGACGATAAAGGTGAAATTGAATATGTAGATGGTACATCAAATTTAGCGATAACAGATATTACACCTTACAATCAATGCGTTACAGATTGGGAAGCTGCAAAGACGAAAGAAGCAGAGGCAAGTGTATATACTGATGAACAATGGCAAAAATGGTTCAGAGAAATTCGTGATGAATTATTGGCAGATTCAGATTGGACTCAAATATCAGATAACAAATTAAGTGATTCAAAGAAAACGGAATGGCAAACTTATAGACAAAAATTAAGAGATATGCCAACTACTAAAACAGCAACATTTCAAGAACTTGTATTGAATGAAGGTCATTCAGATTATCCAACAAAACCATCATAAATATCTAAAAAAACTATAGTATGCCAGCATTAATTTGTAATTTGCCCTCTTATCATGTGTGGGTACGGAAAGAGTATTTGACAGATCATAAGAGTGGACATGGAGAATTTGTAGAAGGATATTGGGTATCCGCAAAATCAATTCCAGGCCGTGCCTTTTATTTTGAAACATATCTGCCTGACTACGCAGCAATGTATGATAAGTTACCCATCAGTGCTTTCTTGTCATCACCTGAGTTACCAGACCCAGATATGACACTACATAATTTACAGTTCTGGAACTGTATGGACTATGGAGTTGTAGCCGTACAGAAACAATTTGTAGGTTCAATGCACTATGAGATTATGACTAGAGACTTTGGTAATCAGACAGGAACATATATTTGTACATTAGATAATTATCATCAAGACGTAGACGCAATAGATTACTCCACAAGTGAACAACCACCCGAACACAAGTCACATAATCTCATCGAACTTGACAATGGGCAGTTTGCGTTGTATCCTAATAATAGAATGAGAATATATGATAATAGTTTGACACCAGAAAAACCAAAAGATCCTGATTTTAAGGTATCAACAATCTATTATCAAGTTGAAAATGGCCATGACCGTGATGGGTTAGGGTCTGAAGAAAACTATTTCTGGAAAACTGCGAAAGAAAGATCTGATGACAATTGAATCTGATTTAATTAGACGTTACACTGGGGCTTTTTCTTCTGATGATTGTAAAAGATTAATAGAATATATTGATACTTTTGAGGAAAACAAATTACTCACATATGATCGAGAGAAATTACATGAGGTTGATCATAAAACAATAAATGTTACTCACTCATATGATTTTCCCGCTTATAGTCACATATCACAAGAGATAATTCCAAAATTTAAACCATGTATTGATGAATACTTAAATACATTCAGTATATTGAATACATATAAATTTCTAATATATGATTTGAAATTGAAAAAGATACCAGCTGGTGGAGGATTTCACTCTTGGCATTTTGAAAATGGATCGGTGACTTATAGCCCTAGAACATTTGTAGTTCAACTATATTTGAATGACAATTTTGATGGAGGTGAGACTGAGTTTCTATATCAGAATCGTAGAGAACAGGCCGAAGAGGGTGATGTATTGATTTTCCCAGCTGGATTTACACACACTCATAGAGGTAATCCACCAATAGGAGGAACTAAGTATTTAATTACATCATGGGGATTGACTCAGGAATGATGGATAGAAATGTAGAGTTAATAAACATAGCTAGAATTGATGTATTAAAAGGCAGGGTGAATTCTGATTTAGATTCTTTATCTAAGATTCTTTTAGATAACTATCACAATAGATTTGAATGTGAGGTGGAAAGCACATATTTTGAAGACTCTGTATGCCCACCGAATGATATTGTGGATGATATCATAGAACAAATAAAGATAGATTTTAATGCCGCGACAGGAGAGAACATAAGTCCAATAAACTATTGGGGTCACATACATGAAAAAAATATGAGCACTAATACACATAATCATAATACAACATACGTTTCATCTGTTGTATATGTTGAAGTTCCCGAAGGATCTGGTAAAATTATTTTCAGACCAAGACTAAATCAATATGATAATAGTGCATATTCATCTAAACTTGATCCAGAGAGAGGCGTTTATTATGTGTTTCCAGGCTACCTAGATCATTTTGTAACAAGAAACATGTCAGATCAACTCAGAGTTTCATTGTCTATTAACTTTAAGAAAGATGAATGAGACTACATATAAATACTATGACAGGATCATTTCTTTAAGATGAGAACGATTTTTAAAATAAGCAAATATAATGAGGATACAAATAGTATTTCCGTAAAATTTTGTAGATTACATTCTACTAAATCTATTGATGATTATGCAAGTAAATTAGTTGATTGTAGTGATTTAACTCTTACAACATGCGAATCTTTCATAAAAAGTTTGATGGAAAAGAGTGGGTCTAGGAGAATTGCTTCGGAAGAAGAGAGTGAACCAATTTTAGATTCAAATAAAGCTGAGACAGTTACTGGTAATTTAAATATAAATGACTTGGTTGGTAAAGTAATTGAAACTAGAGTGGATTTA